AAGCGGTTGCCAACTTCTTGAACTTGCTCAAGCCTGTTTGGCTGTACGCGCTTCATAGTATCGCCAAGTAACTTCTGCTGTGCAAAGTTACGGATCATGTCTAGCGCCGCACCACCATTTTGCATTTCAGATAATATCTTACCAACTGATCTGTCTGTAAGCCCTGCTACTGCGGCGCGATATACATCTCTATAACCATGCGCTAAAACAATTGTGCCTGCATCTGTAACAGCAGAAATACCAGCACCACCTAAATACGCCCAGCCAGCATAGTTTTTTAAAAACTTAGATAGCTGGTTATCATATCTATCAGGAGAGCGTGAGAGTGCGCCCATTACGCGGTCATGTTCACCTATAAAACCAGCACGTACTTCTGCAATTTCTTTAGCAGACATACGAGCCTTAACCATTTCGTCTGTTACTTCTTCTAAAATTTCATCGATATTCTTGCCATCAAATGCCCTTGCATGTTCAATGCGTCTGCCCATTTGTTGTGCGTAGGTGTGAAATACGTCAGGTGTTTTTACTAGAAACTCTTCTACCTGCCATTCTTCTAAATCTGTCTTGCGATGTTTTAAATGCTTTGAGCTACCAGCTACACCTGTTGCTCTTGCATCTTCAAGCTCTTCTGCCGCTTCTTCAAGAATACGAGCAACAGTCATGTCTGCGCTTTCTTTAGGATTTGGCAAACCCTTTTTGGTATAATGGTCTACTAAAGTTTGGGTAAACTTTGCTCTTGCCGCTTCATCACCACTCAACAAAAGTTTGTTATAATACATAGCAAACCTAAAAGATTTGCGGGTAGGTGTATCAAGAACACCTTGCAAATCATCAAGCTTGGTTCTTAAACCAGCCATTTCATTATCTAACGCATCACGCATCTTTGCTTGCTTTGATGTAGCGCCGCCTTTTGCTTTTATGGAATCTTCAAGGTCAGCAAGCTTTTGCGCTTTTTCATCTACAAGTTTTTGTAGTTTAGCCATGTCTTTTTTAATGCGCGCATCATCACGCAACACGCCAACATAACGTGCATCTTCATCAAACGCTTTGAAGAATGTATCAAACTCTTTGAACGCCTGCTTTTGTTCTTTAGTAGCACCATCAAGTGCTTTTCTGCTGATAGTTGGATTTGGATTATCCTGTTGCATATAACGCGTTACAGTATCTTCAAACCAATCATTAAACTCACCAGTTCTAAAGGTCATCTCTTGTGTGTCTGCGCCAAGAAAACGAGCTTGCTTATGACCATCAACTTGCATTCTGTGCAGGTCAGCAAATTTTTTCATATACTCATGTGCAAGACCTTCATAGGTTTGCGCCATTTGAGCAACAGATTGCGGCGCTGTAGTATCACCAGCACCCTTTAAAGCAACAGAAGAATTATAACTGTATCTCAGCATTTTTTCTTTAACGCTGGCAGGTATTTTAGGATTAGATAATGCGCGTTGAAAGTAAGAACCAAATGGATTGAAAACTTTAGTATCAAACTTTTCTTCATCACCAACAAGAACAGGCTTGCCATCATTGTCAGTTCTAAACAAAGGCGGCACATCTTCGCCGCGTGCTAATCGATTTACTTTGTTGGCAGATGATTTAAAAAAAGGTGTTGTGTAAGTAGCTCCTTTGAGAGCGCCACCAAAGAACGCACTAAAGACTGTAGCGCTTGCAATATTCTGCGTGCTTTCAAATGGGTCATCTGTTTGCGCAAATGGAGCGCGGCGTGCTTCTGATGCAACTCCATAAGCCGCGCCTAATTTACCAAAGCTATATGCACTACGCGCTATATTACCGCTTAAAGACACAACGTTAAGCGCAGGTACAAATGCAGTAAAGAATAATGGGTCAGCTACACCCCCAACCATCTGGCTAAAAAAACCTGCATTCGACATAGTTTCTTTACGCCGCCGTTCATTATCAACGCGCTGTTTGATAAAATCAAAATGCTCTTGGTCTTTAGCTCTTACAAACTCTTCATAATAAATTAGATACTCATCATCCATAGCATCCACAGGATCGAATGAAGCATCTCTAGCGCGTGAACCAAACCTCATTTGCTCTTGCACAGATTCTACTAGAGGCATGTTGTTGTAAGCTGAGGTAGCGGCAACGCCTTCCCAAAAACCAGTAGGCGCTTGCACGCGCATATCGTCTGGAACACTGATAAAGAAATCTCTTTGATTGACATCTATCATTATCAATAACCTCTAGCAGTTCTCGCAATATCATCTATTGTTTGCGGGTCGCCTTCATCGATTTTTCTGCCAAATTTTAATCTACGCTGTTGTTCTTCACGCATCTTTTTGCGTAGCTGTTCTGTAGTTTGATTTTTTAATCTCATGCGTTGTTCAACAACAGCTTGACCACTGGCAAGCAAAGGCTCTGAGCCAGCCATTATTGGCATTTTATTTTCATCAACAATCATATAGACAGGGTTGACTGTGCCATGCCTTGGGTCTGGAATTAAAAACGCATCCTTGCCAAGCGTATAATTACCAGCCATATCTAACAGCCCTTGTGTATGCGTTTTAAACACTGCCATGTCTGATGCCATTGGGAATGCTTTTTCTGGTGCAAAACGTGTACGCCCCTCACCCATAATAAAAGATGATTTGACAAACACTTTGTTAGAAGATTGATTGAGGATTTCACCTGCCAATTCTTTGCCATGCATAAGAACTAAATCTTCTGCATACTGCATATAATATGCGGCTTCTTCTGGTGAAGCATCGCTATCTAATTGGTCATTAACAAAGTCGGCTATCTTAATTTGCTTGTCACCATCCATGCCAAGTTTAGCATTTAAGATTTCTTTGCGTTGTGGATTACGTGCAAGCTCATTTCTAAGTTGAAAATATTCTTGGAAGCTAGCCTGTTTAACACTATTGCGATAAGCATCTAATGCTTCCATCTCAACAATAACATTATCTGACAAACCTCTAGTCACAGTATTTACACCGCTACCATCTTTGTTCAATCGCTTGGTAGTTTGTTGATATAAATCCATAGCAATTGGTAGCTGACCTGTATTGGCAAGCCGCTCAAGATTATCAGACGTAAACAGATTTTGTACAACTTTTGGCAAATCACTATTAGTATGAAGAAGTAGATTTCTTATTGGTTTAGTCTCTGCATTGGCAGGGTTCATAATATTGCCAAGACTGTTCATAAAGCTCTCAACATCTTTTATGCCGTTTTTAGCAAAAAGATTATCCATATCATCTTGAGAAACTAAATACCCTTGAGACAACAATATCTGTGTTGCATCTGCTCTGCGACTATCTTTGGTAGCTTGCAATCTTTCTTGAAAGTTATTTTCTAATACAGAAATATCACCAGCAATAATGCGTCTATCTTCTGCATCAAATAATTCAGAAGAAATCATGCGCTCAGAAAAACCAGCATCAGTTAAATATTTTACAACTGACGGCTCAAGACCATCTACTGAACCTGTTCTAAAAGCTTGTTCTAATCCGTTTATAACATTAGCGGCTAGCTCTTCGCCCATTGCAGGGTCTTGAAACGCAGACAATGATGTAAGCTTTTTAACAACAGAGTTTGCTAAAGCACCGCCATATTGACGTTTTAACGTTGTTCTTAAATTTGTAGCTTGAGTAACAGACATGCGATCCCCATGCACATCTATCAATTCATCAATTTCTCGCAATAGATTTTTATAGCTAGCATGCGCTACACTGCTATCTGATACTGGCGCACCATTGCTTATAAAAGCTTCAAGGTCATCTGAAGATTCTATAATTCTGTCATACATATCTTTAAAATCTTGCGCATCTTCAGCATCAACTTTATCGGCATAAAGAGCGGCAGTGTTTTCACCAGCTATCTCAGCGCCAATATCAATCGCCATAGCTTTATAACGTTCATCTGTTAGCTCTGCTGTTTTCTTTACATAAGCTGAATAAGCATTATCAAAACCATCAGGGTCTTTATCAAAATCTGCACGCAGTCTAATAGCTTCATTCTTCATGTCTTTAAAAAGAGCAGCACTATATTTTTTATCTATTAAGGACTGTGCTTCTTTTTCAGCAATTTTAGATAAGCCTTGCGGAAGAGAACGATATTCTATTCTGCCATCTGTGGTGCGAGTTTGAAAGTTTCTTGCGACATCAACACCTTTTTGTTTTTGAACTTCTACTTCTTGTTGAAAAGCTTGTTGCATCATACGTGTGCCAATTTGCTCAAGCTCTTGCCCTGCTCGAACACCAGCGGTTGATGGCTGTACAACACCTATTGGTTTGTTAAATACTGGCTGTGATTGTAATCTTTTGATTGCCATTATATTTGTCCATACGCATCACTAAAGTTTATAGCTGTGCCAACAGATTTAAACAAAGCACTTCGCATTGCTTGATTACCGCTTGCTCTTGCATCTGAAGCGGCATAACGCATTCTGCTTGTTGTCAACATAGATTGTGTTCTGGCTCTGCCATCAGACGTTGCAGACTTCTTTTTCTCTGCTTTAGTCAAAGCCGCAAGAGAGCGGTCATTAGAGCCGCGATTACTTTTTGCTCTTACAGCCTCATTCACATTCATTAAACTTGCTAATCTTGATTGTCTTTCATTATGCGCTTGTATCGCAGACAACTCCTCAAACTTTGCATTCTGTTCTTGTTGTGCGGCTATAGAACGTTGACGTTGTTGTTCTGCTTTACCAGCTTGCATAGAGCCGTATATAGACAAGCCTGCACCTGCTATCATTAATGCTGGATTACTCATCGCTAAAAAATTAAACATCAGAAAGCCACCTCTGCTATCAAACCATTTATTTGTAAAGGCAATGGAGCGCTTTGCGATATTGTCACTCGCGGGTCTTTGCTATACCCAAGAGGACGAAATTCTTTTTTTCCAGTTATCTTGTCAGGCGCATTGCCAATAGAAAAGTTTACATTACGAATAACCATATCTGTGCCATTGACAGATACGCTTAATGTCTCATTCAAATCCAAATCAACTAAAGATATTCGGCGTGGTCGCGCAGTTAAAAAACCTCCCTGCACTTGACCATCAATAGGTAGCGTTCTTAATTCTGGTACAAACTTATAACCAGCTTGAACAGTAGAAGAATTCTTAACAGCGCTTACATCTAACTGCCCACCAGCTATTGTGAACTGACCTAAATATTCATTACCATCTGTTACATCTACAACAGCGCCATTTGCAAAATGAGAGCTAACAGTAAACACGCCATTTGAACCAGTGAAGCTATCACTGAAGTCCATATCTAAGCCTGTTTCAAATCGTTCAAGAAATAATTTATCTGAACCAGAGCCATCATCTCTGACAGAAACCACATACAAATCTTCTTCTACAGAACAAACAGAATGAAACTCACCCGCTGTATCCCAACGCATCCAGCCAGCACGCTTCTCATTTCTTATGCTGTAATAAACAGCAAGCTCACCATTATTCATCAAGAAGAAACCATACGCCCCTGGTCTATCCAATGAACCTTTTACGGTAGCAAGTTGTATAGGCGCAACTATAAGATGTGATGACAACAAAGATATCATGTTGCCTGTATATGCGCCTTCTGATTCTGCATAAATATATTCACGAACTGCTGTGCCAGTAGATTGCACAAACATTGTTGCACCATCTAATGATTGCGGTCTTACAAAGCCAGTACCAAATGGTGTCTGCGCAGATATCTTTGCATTGGTTGGTGTTGTTGGTTGGTCTGAAAAAGCTGGAACATAAAACTCTGAGCGAGAAGCAAATACCTGCAAGTCACGATTAGAAACAAGGTGACGTATTTGATTTGTTGCACCAATGTTTGCATCTAAATCTAATGCATCATTATCTTCTGCATCACCTAAATCAAAGTTAAAATATTCACCTGTCTTTGACCCCCACAGCCCGTCTGGTTGCGATGGTGTGCCGCCGAACCACAATCTATCTTCATGGAAGGTTACAGCCGCAGGGAAGCCTCTGAGCGCTGAATAAGATTGCTCAAACCATTCAGTAGTAGCCGCGCTACTTTCAATGGTTGGAGAGCCACCACCAATAGCTTCTGATGTTGCAGAAGAGCCTGCTGTTACTTCATAAACATTTTTATTTATAACGCGGGTTATAGTGCGTGCGCCATTTATATTAGCCGCTGAAATACCGCCAACGCCACCTGCATCTGCAATTGTAACAGATGCACCTGATGATAAACCATGCAACGCATGTGTGATTTCTATTTTGTTTGAACCGTTCTTTGTTTGAATAGCATCAACATCTAATTGTGTTTTGAGCGTGCCTGTTATGTCTGCTGTTACTGATGTGCCACTTGTGAATGTTTTTATTTCTGCTTCAGCATCACCAATCAAAATCTTCACACCAACATGGTTGGCTGTAAAATAAGACGCACTTGAGGTGAGTGTCACACCAGCACCACTGGTTGCACTTGAAGATAGTGTCACACCATTTGGCTGAAAATTATAATAAGGCTGTAATGTTCTATTGCCATCAATAGAAGTATCAAAAGAATAAAGTCTTACCTCAAAGGTGGTAAGTCCAGTTCTGACCAGAGTTCTACACAAAAAAGAAGTGTGAGCGATAAACATAAAATCGCCTCTTTGTGCATAAGTAAACTGATTAAGATTGGTGTTGGTAATAGGCAAAGCATTGCCATCCACATCAGCAGTAATTGTCTGAATGTGGGAAACCACATTTGTTGAGAGAACGATGCGGAAGATATCAAGTTGACCACTAGAGAAAGCAACAATGTATTTCTCGTCATCAGAAAAAACAAAAGGTTCAATACGTATTTGTTGTGTTAAACTACTGTTATAACTATGCGTAAAATTATAAAGACGTTTGGTAGCAGGGCGTTTTAGAACACCGCCTTCTGCGCGTATAAAAAAGTTTTTTACAGATTCACCAGCTTGTGTGTAGACAGGACTATCTACGCGAGAAGTAAGTGAAGGGTTTATTTCACCAAAAGCAAAGTTATTAAGCGGTACACGAATACGTGGCATTAGCTTCGCCTTTCAGAAATAAACCTCGATGTTACCAATCTACGTGTTGTTTGTTGCTGAGAATCTAAAGTCTTTGCTTGTTGCATAAGCTGTTGAGCTTTGCGTTCCATCATCTGAGCCATTGCCTCATCTCTTGCAATAGCCAGCGCAAATGAAGCGGCAAGCGCATATTCAACAGCTAGTGTAAAGTAACTTGGAAAATCTTGTTCCAATGCTCTGAATGTATAATCTGCAACAACATCATTTGTGGTGCTAACATCATGGTAGAGCTTGTCACCATATATCGTATATTCAATTAAGTTATCTTCTACTGTAACAGCGTGAAGCATTAACAAGTCATGCGGCAGTTGATACGCTATATCAAAGCGACCCGTTGGCGCGGCAGATAATTTGTTTAACGCTTTTTGATTTGTAGCAAAACGCCATCTGCTCGTACATAAAGCTGTACGAACTGTATCTTCATACAAGTTTGAGGCTACAAGAGCCTCGGTGCTATCAGCCGTAAAAGATGTGATTGGTTCTGCACCAATCAAAATCAATCCGCGTGACGCTATATCTATTCCTGAGTTTGCCGCTGTAGACATGTGGGTATGGGGGGCTTACGCCCCCCACTCCTTTAGTCGGAATCGGTGTTTGTGATAGCAACGCCGTTTACAATGTCGATGGTTGTGCCATCATTTTCATTGCAGTAAGCGTGGCTCACAACAGGTGTACCACCAGTAGATGTTACAACAATCATCACATCATTTTTGCGAATCATATTGATGGCATCTAAGAAGTAATCTTCAGTATTCACATCTGCAATTGCATCCGCAGTTGTGTAGTTCCAAAGATTAACACCAGAGGCAGTAGCCAAGTTAGTTAAACCTGATGCTGAAAAAGCCATTTTCTACTCCTCTTAGTTGTTATCAAGGACTTCATAGACACCGTTATCATCGATAACTTTAGCGCCCATGCTCATCATTGAAGTTGCAAGATGTGCGGCTTTCTGCGGCACATAGTTGATTTCGGTCTGCACATCAGAGTTGATGCCCAAGCCAACTGCACTTGTATGGTAGGCAATGTTCTTACCAGCAGTGATTGCTGATGTTGAGAAAATCTTGAAGCCCAAGAATTCCTTCATTGTCATACCACCAGCAAATGGCAAGTTCTGCTCACCTACGAAATCGCTTGAAGCAAATTCGTTGATGTTGAACAGATCCGCATAACCTGCTGGATGCATAGCTAAGTAACGACCACCATCTTCTGGAATGTTTGCAGTGCCGAATGTTTCAAACAGAGTTAGCAAATCTGCCTTATCAACTGCGGCGGCAGTTGAATTAATCTGTGTTGAATTTGCACCTGCATCCATTGCAGTATATAGCAAGTCATCAGTCTTACGACCAAGAGCGGCGGCGGCAGACTGTGCTACTGCTTGACGCTCATCGATGTTTGTCTTTAATTCATCCAGCTTATCAATATATTCAGCCGCATAAAAATCAGACATGGTAGCTTCCACATTAGTATGCGAAAGTTCCATTGCAGTTACATCACCATTACGTGACTTTGTTGAAGCAGAGCCAGTACCGATTTTCTGAAAGCGTACAACGCTACCACGGACATTACCTACTGTGCGAACAGTGTTACGGAGCTTTGACCCCATACGCTGGTATGCCATGTGAACTTCAGTCTCGAACTGCTTGATAAATGCGATATCAATTGTATTCGCCATTTTATCATTCCCTTCAAGATTAAGATTTACACTACATCACAGTTGTCCGTTTCGCTCTTCATCCAGTTATCCAATAAGGGCTGTCAGTTAAAAACAGGCTGTATGCTATTGGAATCTCACTTCAATCGCTTCATCGCAACGCACAAAACGTAAACATGAATATCCGTTTACAATGGTAGCCTCTTCTCCAAATGCAAAACCTAACCAATCCAACCACTTAATAGTTTTGTTATGGTCAGTAGGTACGACATTTTCTACAAGGTCGTAACGCTCTGCTATCCAGTTACACATGAGTTTTGAGTTGCGTAAGAAAGGGCGGGGATTTTCATCTAAAACATCTGAACCTAACATCCAAATGCTTGCGCCACAAAAATCATCTAAGTCAATAAAGGGTACAACACCAAACATACACACAGGCTCATCTTTCCAAATGCCTGTCCATGTATATGCATTCTTATACCGCAGAGGAGCATGAAGCGCCCTCCACGGTGTAGATGAATGTATCATGCATTCGCGCACATCTGATGGTCTTAAACGATGCTGAAGATAACCAGCATGTTCAACAGTAGCTTTTACAATCTTTGCATCGCCATCAACATGAAATGCATCAACGGTAGAGTTTGGAAAAACCTTCTTGGACTTTTTGAACATAAGCATTATCCCTTTTTGCTGGATTCCAATAACGCTCATCTCGCATCATCGATTGCAATTCACCTTCATTCAAAGGCGCTATGCCACCTGTGTTGCCAGCCAAAGAACTATTGCCCATCTGGTTCATTAAAAACTCAAGCGCCTCAATGCCCTGTGCAGTAGCACCAAGACCTAAAATGGCATCTTGATATTCTTCTGGAAAGAATTTCTGTGACCACAAATCTACAGCTTCAATACGTGCATCTGCATTTTCACCAAGTGCTGCTTTTTCTGTATCAAGGTCAGGCTGACCAGCATTCAAAGCTTGGGCATACATATTGATGCCTTGCTCAAACTCTTCTTGGCTGTATGCATTTTCAAATGAATGATTTGCCCACCACTGGAACAACTCATTATCATTCACAAGCCCATCATCTAATGTTTCTGGAACAAGATAATCACCTGCTGTAGCTGGTCTATTTGCCAGCGCTTCTGCTTCAAACTCAGCAACAAGAGCTTGTCTTATTTCATCTTGTGATGTGCCAAGTTTGCTTTCAAGTTGGGAATAAGAAGATGCCAAATCTTCTGGTGTATTAAACTTTTCTGGCAACCATTCTGGTCTGGCAGGTGCTTCTGTTGCTTCAACAGCAACTTCTACATTATCTGCTTCACTCATTTGATTTTACCTTCTCGCCGTGTTGAACTCGTCTTTCAATAAGACCTACAAGAAAACGCTGACCTTCAAGATGACGAAGCTCTGCGTCAGATGCGCCACCACCAGTGACGGCTTCAATGGTGATTGACCGCAAATATTTAAGCACCTGTGCGCCAGTTGGCGTTCTAAACAGTGCGTTTACATTTTGAGAAATTTGTTCGTCCTCTGCTTTGGGGCGAGGAAAACCATCAAGTCCTAGGTGTTTCGACATTTGCCTGTTGCTGTTGTTGAGCCATTTGTTGTGCCGCCTGCATTAACTGTTCGCGCTCCACCCCATCTCTTACCAAGCTGTCTGGCACACCAAACTTCTTAGCAAGAAAAACTGCAACCTCATCAGACCTAATAAGAAGATTTAAAATCTCAGGCCCGAATGTTCCCCCAACTAATTGCAGGTAACGTGATATAGAAGATATGTCTTGATTAGCCTGTGCTTGTGCAAGAGGCGATACAGACTTCACCTTTACTTCTCTGCCATTGACAGTTGGTAAATCAATTCTTCCCTGCTTCTTTAGAATATAAACTACACGCTGAAGAATTGGCTGAACCATCTCCGCTTGCAATCTGCCAAACGCTGAACCAATACGTCTAGATAAGTCAGCCATGCGCTCTGCAACTTCTGTTGCTGAAGCTGGCGTTTTGTTTGGATCGCCAAGCATATCATTATATAATGCACGCTTGATGTTAGAGCGCATATCATTCAGCACAAGATTAGCAACATTAAAGTCACCTGCCGCTTTGATTGGTTGTAATCCAGCAGAACCCATAGCCTTTGGAATGATAGTCCCTGGAACGAGATTAATTGTATCTGTGTTTACAACACCATCATCATCCATCTGGTAAATACCAGAGATAGCCATCTGTGCATTTTCAAGGATTAATTCAATAGTAAGGTTAGTTGTCTTAATAGCTGAAAGCGCATTAACAAGCGGCCCTCTTCCATATATCTCACCTGCCGCCTTAGACCAGCGGAAGCAGATAAAAGGATTAGAACCAAGACCTGTAAACTTTTCGTGGTAGATTACAGACTTATCTTCAACATCGATAACAAAGAAATCATGCGCTTCTTCATTGCGCTTTTCATAGTTACGACACACGATTTCAAGCATCTTACACTTTGCATCGGGATTTGTTGAAGCTTGTCTAACCAACCTCTCTGACAAGATTGCCTTAGGGTAAGCAAGCAATATCTCATTTGTCTTAAGAGAGCGCTCTCTATAAACATGATCGATGCGGTCATCCGCACCTGTGTCCAATACCACAGACGGAAGTGGAATCGCGTTAAAGCGAAGCGGATTAACGGCATCACCTTCTTCACATAGAAGCACACCTGTACCGACAGCCAAATCCATAAAACTTTCATGTACTTCTTGCCCGAAATTAGAGTTTTGCAAAACCTCGAATACATATTCTGTAACCTCGTCAAGCTGGTTATTCACTTCATCAACTTGGTCTTTGGGAACTTCTGAACCAGCAACAAAGTCTGCCCAACGTGCAAAGTTTGGCACTAAGCCAGACTGAAGCCGTGATGCAAATTCTTGTGTGCCGACTACAGCAGTCTCATCAAAGATGCGGTCATCTCTGCGTTGCCCTGATGTTTCATAATAAAAGCTTTGCCGCATGGGCAAAGCATACTCATAGCACTCATCAAATAGAGGCTCGAAGTTTAAACGCGCTGACTTAGCACGTTCATATTTTGCAAGCATACGCTCTGCGGTTTTTTCATGCATTAGAGCGTTCCGTCAAAGTAACCCATGCCGCCTTTGCTACCAGTGAGCAAAGACACGCTTCCCATACCACCACGCTTTTTTTTCACAGCACGCGCGAGGTTATCTTCTTTGTTCTCAGCTTTTTTAGAAAGCTCTTGAGACATTTGATTTTCGCGCTCAATCTCTACATTAGGATCTACAGCAGGCGCTTTAGGTTGCTTGGGTGCTACACACATAAGACAATCTCCTTATACCTTGTGATATGTTCTGCGCTTTTGCAGAGCAACGCACAAAACTACATCCTCGACCACAAACCAGCCCTTCTTTGTTTTGGCTTGCGAGAAAACACATCAAAGTCTTTGCGTGCTTGAAATGCATTTGTTGCATTACCAATGTTCTTCATAATGGCTCTGCCTTCACCAGCACCCAGCATTAAATACTGCACTGCATCATGTATGTGAGAGAAGTGGTTCTTTTCTGGTTTGTCATCATAACGCTCACCTGATACCTGCAACCTTCTATATTGATAACCACCCTCAAAACCTTTGATGATTGTGCGGCAACGTGGGTCAATCAAAAGCCCAGACTGCCCGTCAACCATCCTCCCCAATGGTGCTGAAACTGATTCCAGCCTAAGAGACACATCGTTTGATGGCGCTGGACGAGCGTTAAGACCTGCACTTCGTAATATTTGGAAGGGCGTAGATTCATCTGTTTGAGCGCGAAAGTCACCTGCTGGGTCACCAAAAATGATGACCTCAGATTGATTATATCTTGTAGAAATTTCTTGTCGGAGGACTTCGGTAAATTTAACGATGCCCATATCGAATGCCACTATCTCCTGTAATAGTAGCCAACGTCCACGCACTTTTTGCCCAAACACACCAGCAGGTGTTAAACCAAAATCAATGCCAAGGTAAATAGGCACACCCGCCGCAACTGGTATTTCTTCTTTCGCAACATGAACGTCAGTTGCAAACATTGGATAAACAGGTTTACCGTCTTTGATAGAGCCAAGGCGGTTCATCACATACACATCTATCCAACTCTTCGTCTTGCCCTGAACGATATTCGGATAATAATCTTTCCTCATATTGTTTTTGTTTTCTGCGTTCTCGTTGGGCATATATCCTGTGACGTTTCCATCTTCCTCTTTTATTTCCAGCATGCCTTGAGGTTGAGTGAAGAACTCCCAATTGTCTGGCTTGACCAACATCTTTGCCTCTTCCTTGGCAATGTGATCTGGTATTGGAACTTCTCCTGACATAATTGGCCACCAGTGATCCTCCTCTGGAGCATTAGTATCTGCAATTACTCCTGTCCAAGTACACCCGCCATCCTTCATAGAAGGAAATCTTCCTACGCGCATTGAACAAGCATCAATAATAGACTTTGGAATCTCACGCGCTTCATTTACCCAGATGCCTGTAAGCTCTAAGGAGAGCAACTTTTTTACATCCTCTGGTCTATCAAGAGCTAAGAAGATAACTTCCAACTCTAGGTCAGCGCGTTTAATGTTGTGAGTATAAGGAACAGACCATTGAAACTTTCCCCACTCTTCTTCGGGAAACCAATCAAGCCATGTCTTTATAGTTGTGGTTTTAAGTTGGGGGTTTGTGTTTCTAATAACAGCCCATCGTGAGCGGCGAATGCCATTCTTATCTTTTTTCTGTTCAAGAGCGCGTCTAAATAATTCAACACAACAACAAACAGATTTACCAGAACCAACAGGTCCACGCAGTAAACGAAAGAATACATCTGATTTCATAAACGCTTTGAGCGTGTCACCATCAGGTTTGTATT